AGGCGATCACTTTTGGATTTCTGGTAGTGCTTCGAATGATGGTATGTTTATCATTGAAACAAAGCTTAATGATAACGAAGTCGAAACAACTGAAGTGCCTGCTGTTGAATCTGCTGGCGCATCTGTCACGGTATTTAGCCGTAAAATTAAATCAGGCGTTACACGCTATTATGATGCAGTTCAAAAGCGCATGCCTTACGATACAGGTGTTGGTGGTATTGGCTATCAAACATTTGTTAACGGCTTGATGGATACGGCGCAGCTAACTATTCCTGCAACGGGTATTGTTACCGAGTCAATGACTTGGCTATTAGGTGGCAAGCTTGCTGGTAAAAATGCTGTTGCCGGTCAATCTGACTCAGGCAATGCGCGACCAAGCACAATGACTAGTGATAACGTTTCTGGTTTTTGGCTGAATGACGCAAGCGAGCAATGTCAAATCCGTAGCGCTGATATGTCAATTTCAAACAATTATGAAACGTCCGACGCTGCTGGCTGTAGTGCTCGTGAATTTGGCAAAGGTAGCATTGGTGTAACAGCTTCATTAGTTGCTTACACTAATAGCGCAGACCCGTTTAAGTACGAAGATTACGCAAGCGGCGCGACTGACGTTAGCTTTGCATTTGGCCTTAAGTCTAATGACGAGTTAACAGAGGTAGTTTACAAGCTTCCTAACTGTAAAGTCACAACAGCAACGCCAGAGCCAGACGGTAACCTGTTAATGACTAACTTTGAGGTAACTGCTCAAGGTAGTAAGTCAGAGTCAACAACTATCAATATCTACGTAAACCAATAAAATTTAGCCCTGGGGAGTTAGCGCTCCCCTTTTTTGGGCATTCGGGGCTAATATGAATTTAAACAACTATCAAGAAGATGAAAAAAGGCAGTTAAACGGCGCTAAAGTTGAAATAGACGGCGCAATTTTTACTATTAAGCGATTCGGCACACGTGAAAGCGATGTTTTCATGGCTGACTTGCGAAAGAAAAAATATAATCCTTACGCCGTTATATCTGACGGTGAAAAGCAGCATTTAGAAAATGAAATATTCGGCGAGTGGCTGGCTAAGTATGCGGGTATTGATTGGGCCAACGTTTTCAATGGTGATGAAGAATTGCCATACAGCAAAGCGGTGGCTTACGATATATTTACAAATCCTGAATATTTCCTTTCATTGAACAATGCTTTAATTTCTCGCGCTGTGGATATTAAAAACTTTATTCATTACAAAGCTGATGAAGATATTGATGCAATAAAACCGCGTATTAAGTTTGATGTTGATCACCCTACCGCAGAAGAAAAAGAAGTTTATATAAAGCACCATCAACGCGCCGGTGCTGAAATTCCTTTCATGGATATAAACGATCTTCAAACTGATTTATTAAACGCGCTTTATCGAGCGGATAGAAACCGAGATAAAGACAGTGCATTAAAAGATAAGCAAATACGTGAACAAGTCGAGCTTGTGGCTTTAGATGAAGATATAGCTATAAGTATTATTCAACATCTTGATTGTTACTTGCTTGAGTGCCGCAACAACAAGATTAAGAGAGAGTCAAAACAATGACAGAAAAGCGCATAAGAGTAAGGCTTGATGCTGGCAACACTAAAGCAGAGATTAAAAGCTTAAACAGTGAAATGAAGGGGTTAGGCTCTACATCTGATAAAACAACCGACTCTATGCGCAGGCTTACAAGCGTTGCTCAAGCTGTCGCGTCTGCGTTAGCTGCGGCTCAAATAGTTAAGTATGCTGATTCATGGACTACGGTCAACAACCGATTAAATCAAGCTACAAGCTCAGCTAGTGAATTTGTTAAGGCTCAAAAAGGCGTTATATCAATAGCTCAAGCGTCTGCAACTGACTTGGAAGGTGTTGCCTCTGCTTATTCAAGGCTTGCTCAGGCAACTAGTGAGCTTGGATTGTCTCAAGATCAACTGCTTAACGTAACGAGTAAATTAACTTTAGCTTTAAAAGCTGGCGGCGCAACGGCTGACGAAACAAGCAGCGTTATGATTCAGTTGGCTCAAGGTCTAGGTTCTGGTGCTTTACAGGGTGATGAATTGCGCTCAATCCTAGAGGCTTCAATACCAATTAGTAAAGCCTTGGCCGCTGAATTTGGCGTTAACGTGGGGCAGCTTAAAACGCTAGGCTCGCAAGGGTTAATCACTGCTGATAAAGTTATTTCAGCAATTGAAAATATGGACGAAAGCGCTCTTTCATTCACTAAGACTTTTGCAGATGGTTTAACTAACGTTAATAACTCACTAACTGTCTATGTTGGTGAAATTAACGAGTCATTAGGTGTAACAAAAACCGCTGGAGAGGCGCTTAACTCGTTAGCTAATAATATTGAAGTTGTTGGCGATGGTTTAATTGTTGTAGCTCCCATATTCGGCGCTAGGCTTGCTGGCTCAATAGCTGGATCAACTGCCGCATTAATAGCATACACAAGGCAATCATTGGCTGCATCGGTGCAAACTAACGCTTTAGGGCAAGTGGTTGCAAGGACGACTGTCGCTATGAACGCGCAAGCTTTAGCTGCTAGGGGTGCATCTGCTGCAATGGGTTTGCTTGGTGGTCCGTTAGGCGTAGCTTTGATAGCTGCTGCGGCAATACTTTACTTTGCAGAAACAGCGGAAACCGCACAAGAAAGAACAAAAAGACTTAGTGATGAAGTGCAAGGGTTAACTAAGTCATACACAGAGCTAAACGAAAAGCAAAGGCAGATAGAGTTAACCAATATAAATAACGAGTTTAAAGTACTTCAATTAGAGCTTCAAAATGCACAGAAAAAATTAAACACGTTTAAAAACTTCGGTGAAAGCCCGATTAAAACAGAGAATGTGCGAAAGTATAAAGGCGAGATTGAGCGTATAAATACGGAGCTTGATAAGCTATCAGTTAAGCAGCAAGCAGTTTTTAATGCTGGTTTTGAAGGTGTTGAGTTTACCTATGCTACAGGTGGTAATGGCGGTGATGCAGGTGGGAAAACAAAAGATACAGGAGGCACCACTGATAATGGCTTTGGTAAATTCTCTAGTGCAGAAAAGCTTAAGACTCAATTCTTACAGCAAGAGCTTGCGCTAAGAAACCAATTAAAAGCCGACAATGTAGCGTTAGAGGATGAAGAGTTTGCACTCACAGTTCAAAAAATAGCACAGAATTACGCCATTAGAGGGCAAGCTATACTTGAGAATGAGAAGCTTAACTTCGATCAAAGGCGAGAGCTACTGGCTGAACTTAGCGAGCAAGAAGCTATTGAATACCAGTTGCAGCAAGACAGATTAACCGCCATAAATGACTCTGGCATACAGTCAAGGTTGCAAGCTGAAGAGGCGTACAATCAAACGGTAAACTCGCTTCGCTCAAGCGCTTTAAGTAATGCTGTTGGTTTGCTTTCTGCACTAACAAATGAGGCAAAGGCAGCCGCTATTGCTGGCATTGCAATTCAAACCGCTACAGCTTTACAGGCAAATACGGCTTCAACCGCCGCTGCTGCAACTCTTGCTTTTGCATCTCAGTTGATACCTGGTGACCCAACCTCAATAGGTAGGGCTACCGCCGCCGCTGGTTACGCTAATGGTTTAGGAGCAGCAAACACAGCACTAATAATAGGGTCTGGTATTGTTAAAGGTGTTGGTGCTCTTGGTGGCTCATCTTCTGGCGGGTCGTCTAGCTCTGGTTTTTCTCAATCTTCTGGAACAAGCTCAACAATTGCACCGACTGCACCAACTCAATCAACTCAGCGAGTATTTAACATTGAGCTACCTGATTCGGGATTCGTGGCAGTTGATACGGTTAGTGATATACTTAAATCATTAGCTGAGAATAACGAGGATATGCAAATTGCAATCAGTAAAGGGCAAAAACAAGCGGCGCGAGTGGGGGCTATATAATGGCTAATTTCGTAGCAAACACAATTGTATTAGATGGTGCGCCTACCTCATCACAGCAAGACACATGTTTTGCTTTGGTGGGGTATAAAAACGATATACCTACATCAACTTATAGCGGTCAAAATGCTGATTCAGCATACCCATTTGCCAATTGCTTAGATTATCGCGATAACACGCAATACAGCCCCGCTGCGGATAGTGGGAGTGTTAAAATCATCATAAGCAAGCAGTCACTGTTTACTGTTGATTACTTTGGCTTGGCGCTTCACAACGGCTTTAGCGCTGGTTTGACTGGTAAAGTTGAAATGCAAAATCCATCAACTAACGCTTATGAAGAAATAGCAACATTCACGCCTTACGGTACGAATAAAACCATCTGTGAATACTTAGGCGTTAAAGAGGCATTTAGATTCAAGATTACACTTAACTTTACAAGCAAGTTATTTATAGGTGCTTTGTATTTGGGTAAATCATGGTCTCTAGGTCGCCAGCCTGATATCGGACTTAAACCAGCCTCACTAAATAACGTTGATGAGGTTGTAGGGTTTAATGATAACAACGGTCAGTTTGTTATAGGTCGCGTTGAAACTGTGGGTTTTGACACAGACGCAAGCTTTAGCCTGATACCTATGCTTGGTGATAATGGTATTAGGGCTAACTGGCCGAGCTTTCAAACACACTGTAAAATGTCGCGTCCATTCTTTTTTAAGTGGTCTGTATCAAACAATGACAATACGTTTGGGCAGTATAAAAACCCAAGCTCAATGCCTGATATAACTTATTCGACACCCCTACACGGTACAGTACCAATTAAAATGAGAGGGCGCGATTAATGAGCTTTGATTCTAAGAAGGATATCGGCGGGGTTCGCACAGTTACCGCCGTTGCTATCTACCCAAATGCCTGTAAATACTCTGTGCCTGATACGATAAACAAAGGGCTTTGCACAAGCGGTCAAGCTGTTGATGATGCTTATACTGGAGCTTTGCCTGTATCTCAAAATGCTGGTTCTGATATTGAATTTTACACAAATTCTACGCCATATATGACAACCGAGTCAGGTGAAGTTGTTAAGATATCCGTAACAGACTCAAGCAATGTAAGTATTTTATCGCGAGGTCAATTCGGAACAACAGCGACGGCAATATCAAGTGGCGAACAATTAAGGGTTATTCATAGCGGCGAGGCTGACGGAAGCTACAAAGGCTACCCGCAATTGCCAAACGGACAAGGCTGCTCAAGTGGTGACAGTTTCGATCGCACTGTTGAACGTGAATTATTATTTCCAACATCGCAAAACTTTAACGGTCAAATATATTTTAACGGCTTAAAGTCTGTATCTCATACACCTGTAGAGTTAAAGCCTGGAATGGCAATGGCTAAAAACGCCAGTGTAAATATAACCATTGGAGATAATACCGATGAAGATGTTTATACAGTGCCATACGCAGCGCAGAGAACAAGCAAGGCGACTTTATTTAAAAAGCTAATAGCTCGACACCCTTATTTTCAGAATAGACGCTTAGTGACGTTTAGCGGCTTTCTAGGTGATGATGGGAACTTTGACCGTACGCAGTGTGTTGAGCGTGAATACATCATTGACAGCTTAAATCTAAACAACAACACGGTGACAATTAGAGGTCTTGACCCTCTTATGCTTGCTGAGCGTAAAAAAGCCAAATACCCTGCGACATCTTACGGTCGCTTATCCGTTGCTATAGATAATAGTTCAACTAGCATATTTATGGCTAATGCTGTTGATGGTGAGTATGGCTTAAATGGCGATCCTGTCACGGTAAATATTGAAGATGAATTAATTGATTGCACTGTTACCGATAGCATTGCAGGCGAGCTTGCGATAGTTACTCGCGCCGTTGGTGGTAGTGAATTAAAAGACCATGATGTTGAATCGTCTGTGCAGCTTGTGCCTGTTTGGGAAAACTTTAACCCTGTCACAAAGATTATTGAAGTACTGCAAACAACAAGCATTGAAAGCCGATTCTATGAAGATTACACGGATGCAGAGGCTAATGTGGTGCCTAACATGGGCAAGGTCTACATTAGAAAACCGGATTCTGTTGAAAATATCATTGATGAGGTCATTCAATCATGGTCTGAAAGTGGTATAGCCTTATACTTTGATGAAGCAGCTAAAAAAATTAAGGTTAAAGTGTTTAGCGACTTTGGGCAGCAACCTTTAACACTTAGCGACAGCGGCACTATTAAGCTTGGCTCAATCACTGTTGATAACAACTACAACGAGCAAGTTACTAGGGCAACAATAGGCTTTGCACCGATTAATGCAGGTAAAAAGATTGATGATGAAAACTCCAAGATTATTTACAAGGGCATTGACTTAACAACTGAGCTAACTGGTACACTTGAGCCACTGGAAGATGATGAGTTTTACACTCGATTCCTTACAAATAGTGACACGGACATACAAATAGCCGTTGCTGGTATTAATCGCGTATCTCAACTAAATAAACTCCCGCCTAAGATTTACACTTTTGATATTGATTACAAGGATTACGGGCAAATTGAGGGCGGTTTAGTCGAGGAAGGTGAAATAATAAATGTAACTTCTGATGAGGCAACCGATGACAACGGCGATCCAAAATCAGAAAACTTACAAATATTATCAATGAAAGAAAACCCAGCTAAAAACACGTACACAATCAAAGCCAAGATTTATCAAGATATAATCAATGAAGATGATTTTGATTTTATTATTGATGAGAATAAAGAGAATTACGACTTAAGCACAGAGTTTGCACCTACTGAGGCAGGTGAATACACTGTATTCATAAAGTCAGGTGTAACTATTGGCGCCACATCTGTATATAATCCAGCCTTTACAACTGGAACACAAACAAGCGGCGTTACATTAAATATAATTCATCGCGGCTCTATTCTTGGCGCTGGCGGTAAGGGTGGGCAAGGTGCTTCAGCTATTGCACCAAACCAAAACGACAACCCAATAAATGTAGTGGCACAGGGCGCTGGAGGTTTTGCTGGTGGTGATGCAATTTACTTAACCGTACCTACTACGATAGATGTAACACAGGGCGTAGTATACTCAGGAGGCGGTGGCAGCCCTTCAACGCAGAGTGTAGCCAATAGCATTAATAACTTCTTAAGCGCTGGTAATGGCGGCTCAGGGGGTCAAGGCTATGTGGGAGGAGCATTTGGAAATGCTGGCGCTGCAAATATAGAGGGATATGACTTTCAAATAGGGCAAGATGGTGTGGCAGGTTCAAGGTCTGCACCTGGCTTTGTTGGTATAATTTCCGCAGGTCAGTGGGGTGAGTATTCAGGAGTTAGCGGTGTTAGCGGCCCTGCTGGCGCTCCAGGTTATGCAATACTTTCAAACGGAAATAATGTTAGTATTGTCGGTGATAACAGTTTAACAATTAAAGGCTTGAGGGATTTCTAATGGCGTTAGAGCAAATAACATTTAATATTGGAGCGTTTAACGACTCTGATGCAGGCGGTAATAACTATTTTACTGATACAGTTTTTGAAGTTAAAAACCAATCAGATAACACTTTTGCGACAATTTACTCAGACTCAAGCGGTACAACTCAAATCCCTCAGAATGGAATTGATAACGTATCAAACTCAAGGGGTGAGTGTAATTTCTATATTGATGACGGTGATTTTTACCTTGAAGTTAATTCACAGCAAAAGAATTTCAAAACAAGCAAAAAAGCAAGTTCAATATCAACCGCTGGTGGTTTGACGGTTCAAGATCACATAGATAACTCAAGCGGCTACAATATCGACCTGCTCGAAGTTGATAGGACTGGCGTGGTAGATGAAAGCGCTAAATTCAGCCAAGCGATAGATAATGCCATGCTATATGGTGGCGGTGTGTTAAATATAGGTCATAGCGGCTCAATAAAAGTTGAGGTAGAAAAAACCATTTCAAACCTTACTATACAAGGCAAGGCTAAATTAATAGGTGGTGACAGCCACTGCTTGATACTACACGGCGATAATAACACACTGTCTGACTTTGATGTTCAAGATACCGGAAGAAACACAAACACTGTATGGCTTGATGGTGACAACAACACGGCGCTAAATCTAAAGGTTTTCAACGATACTAAGTCAACAAGTGCAACTGCTTTGTTCGGGGATTTGCTTAGACTTTCTGGTAACGACTCGCAGATATTATTCTGTGAAACATACAACGGTTATACAGGCATAAAAAGGGATGGCGGTAACTCGCCTACATCACGTGTTTATGGCGGTAAAATTTGGGGGTGCTACTCTCACGATAATATTAGGGGCGGTACAATTAAACCTGAAGTTGCAAGCGAGTTAATACAAAGCAACAGGTTTAACGACAACAATGTTAACGACATACAGGGGTCTGATGGCTTATTGTGCGAAAGAAACGTTAAAGACTTGAATTTGCAGTTTAATGAGTTTCATAACAACGGCGAGCATGGTTTATACCTTCAAGACTCATTCTGTAATGTGTCAGATAATCACGCCAATGACAATCACGCATCTGGTTTGAAGTTTGGCGGTAAGAAGAATGGAAACTTTAATGATTCTAATGGGGCTTTAACTGATGCAGAGTATAATGCGCAATATATTTCTGAGGATTGCATTATAAGCCACAACCACACCTACAGGAATGGGCTAGGCAAAACCGACTCAGGTATTTATATACAGGAAACCCACAGGGGTTACAGCGTAAGTTTTAATATTGTTAAGGATAATGAGTACGGAATAAGAGCGGTAAATCAACAGCTTGGCGGTGAAATAGAAAATATAACTCTAACAAGAAACACTGTTACTGGTAATATTCAAAAAGATTTAACCTTGGCTGTTACTGATTTTGCCAACATGATCGGCGGAACGTATGGCGTTGCTGAAACCTTCATGCCTGATAGGGTTTTTAACCTAATAGAGATAATAGGCTCAAAAATTGGAACTCTAAACACCGCATCCGTCCAAAATGTAATATTGAAGGATAGCCACATAAACGATGATTGGAATACATCGAGCGCGGGCAGCATAAAAGTTAAAGGTGGATCAATAACAAGCACTTCAGACATTAACATAGCTAATTTTACAAGTATTGAGAGCTGCGACATAAGCCTTGATGGAGATTATCAGATTACCGCCACGGCTCAATGCAATATAGAGTCGATGGTGGACGTAAATATATACGCGCCAGATTCAACAGGTAACGTTTACAATATACCAGATACTTACGCGCCAAATAACACCACATTTTCAAACATAATGATATTTGAAAGCTCGGGCGTTAGGGCCATGGACATTTACGGTGACGGTCACACAGTTAGCGGAGTAAAGGCTAACACGGTATCGGGTCAGGATGTTGTTAGGATAAGGGGTAATGATTGCAGTGTTAACCAGTGTTCATCTAGATTGTCTACATCAGCAAGAGTTACCGCAAGTGGTGACAACAATATTATAATGGGGAACCAGCTCACTGCTATAGACTCAGGAACTGGTAACATTAGAATGGCAAATAGGAGCGAGCCTTAATCGCTGGCAGTGTGGTCTTTGTATAGCAAATAGCAAAGGCCACAACCTAAAACTACTGCAATTATAATCCCTGGTAAATCGTGTAGTTCTGGCATTTTATTTTCCTATCATTCTAGTCTTATCTTGACTGCTTCGCGTTGTACCAAACCAAAACTGCATGGCGCTGCCCCATTCTTTTATAACCACACCTAGTAGCATGAATAGCACCTCACGACTACCGCTAGGCACATCAACCCAAAACAACATAAATACTATTATCATTATGATTAAAGTTAGCCCTACACTTAAATAGGCTGGCATTTTGCTTTTATCATGTGCGGCACGTGCATTTTGCTTGTCGCTTAATTCGGCTTGCAATGTTTTAAGCTTAATCTCTTGTAATTGCGTTTTGTGTGTAAGCTCAATTTCCCTCAGCTTAACTTGCGCTTCAGGATTGCCAGCAATAAATGAGTTTATAGCCTCTGGCGTATTTTCAGTACCAAATTCAGACGATATTAACGCACCAACGCCTGAGCCTACAGGGCCTAATGCCGCACCAAGCAACGGAGCATAATTAGCAACTTTTTTACCTAAATCAGACCAATTCATAACATCACCCCGCAAATTAATGAGGCCCAAAACACCGCACCATACAATACGCAAACAAGCGTACACCTTAAAAATCTTTGCTCTTTACTCATTTAACACCCCACTTTAAAACCTTTGGCAAATAATAAAACAAATATAAAAACAACAAGCAGCAATGAAATAAACTTATACTTTTGATGCTGAGTAGATTCGGCTCTGTGCATCTTTCTAAGCTGCTTTATTTCGAATTGATACTGCTTACTGGTTTTCACTAGTAAACCCACATAACTGGGGTTGTATCGCGAATATCAACATGCACAAAACCATTGGCAACACCGACCCCGCTAAAACCCATGGATAAAGCTTGCTTAACGACTTCCATACGCTGAGCGCCACCACTTACGGCTATGTCTGCTGCAATTCCTTTTGTGTGAGTGCCACCACCGTTAGGTTTGTTTATTTCTGCACTGTGATTAACAGACCTAAACCCGCTAGTTATAATAAAGGGAAAGCCGCAAACCTCTCGCAACTTATCAATCATTTTTAAAAACTTCTCATCCATTTTATTTTCGCCAGTTTCTTTACAGTCAAACTCGCTTATATCAAAGTGCTTCATTATCCACGCTCCCAATTTGATACCTGTTTAATTAATTCAAAACGAACATTTCTACACGACTCCGAAGACATGCAATAGCCGCGCTCAACTAGGAGCGCATTACTAAAACGATTCACTATGCGAATATCATAAAGCTCAAGAAGATTACCCATTAAAAGATTGCCAAACATATAACCCTGCACGGAAAGCACGGCAAAAGCCATTGTCACACCCGTTAGAGTTATTAAAATATCAATCTCACTCATTGTAAAACCCTTAATTTAAAGTTAATATCATCTTACTCATTGCTGAGTGACCCTTCGCCCTATTTCGATAGGGCTTTTTTACGCCTAAAAATGCTCCTCATCTGAATATACATCCTTTCTGTATATCGTGCGCTTTCCATGCCTTACATGTAAAACGCCTCTAGCTTCTAGATATTTTACAGCCTCTCTCACAGTACCGCGAGCAAAGCCAGTGGCATCGGCTATGTAATAAAGGTCAGGAAGTGCATCGCCAACACTGTAATTTTCATCAATCCAAGTTTTAACAACTTGTGTGTTATGATTTTCGCTCATTGCTTTTCCTTTTAAAATAACCAGCATCGTGACAAGTTTTTATATCCTGACTTGATTCTCCGCATATTGGTAATTGCTTATTTTTCATAAACTGAATTAAACCCGGTGAAGTTTTCTTACCTTTGTTTTCACTCACACTCTAAACCCTTATAGTTTGGCATGCCATCGCGCTTAGCTGATTCAATGCCTTGCTCTGCGTCTTGCTCCCACATTGAAACTAGCTCACAGTAGCTTTTACGCTCTGCTGCTTGCTCTTTTTGATCATCACCTAAAGCAACGCCCATGAATATTATTATTGTGCAGCAAAGGCCAATCATTGAGAAAACTGTTTTATTATCCATTATGCTAACCCCAATTCTTTATCAATTTTAATATCTTCAATCTTACGGCGAGCATCTAATTTACGCTGTGCCGCTTGCTTTTTAATTTCTTCGATTGCCTGCTTTGTTGCTTGAGTCTTTTTAATTAATCGCTCATGCTGCTCTGGTGTCATTGTCATTTCATTCTCCTTAGTTGATAAAACAATACTAGCACCGTTTTAGTGTTTAACTGCTCCGACCAGTGGCGCAAATAGTAAAAAGCCGCAATTAAGCGGCTAGGTTATTTATTTAGAATGGTGGATCATTCGGGTTGTGATTTGGATTAAATCCGCCTTGTGGTTGTTGCTGTTGTGGCGCTTGCTGATATTGCTGCTGTTGTTGTGGCGGTTGCTGATATCCACTTTGCGACTGCTGCTGCGGCGCGTAACCCTGCTGCTGCGGTGCTTGCTGTTGATTGTTTTGGCCTTGTGGTTTTCCGCCAATCAAATCAATATTATCAACCTTAACAGATAAAGCCGCACCTTTGCCGTTTTGACCCTCCCACTCCTGAAGCTCAAGCTCACCACTAATAGCAACTTGAGTGCCTTTGACTAGATAGGTAGGAAGTTGACCCTCCGCCTTATTACCAAACATAGCACAACGCACCCAGTTTGTTTTTTCTTTATCTCCATAACCAGATTTAACGGCCACACTAAAATCGCAAATCGCTTTACCATTAGCCAGATATTTAACTTCTGCGTCTCTACCTAAGTTACCCGTGAATGTGAATAAGTTCATTTTTTAATTCCTTAATAGTTAATTGTAGTGTTTGGTAATAAGCCTTTAGCGGCTAATGTAATTACTGTTTTTGCGTCTTGCTCACTAATGCCATTTTCAGTCAGTACAGCAAGTATTGAGTTGTTAACCTTCTTCTTATGCTCGGTATCAGCCTCACGCCTTAACCTTGCGTTTTCTTCCTGCTGTAATTGCGCTTGTCGTGCATTCTCAGCGTTTATTAATGCTTGTTTAGCCGCTTGCTCAGCTATTTGCTTTTCACGCTCTGCTTGCTGTTGTCGATCAGTTTCACGTTGACGCTCGCGATCTTCTTTTTCTAAATCCCACAGTCGATTTAGCTGTAAAGCCTCTTCGTGGTCTCGCTCAATTTGTTCGGCCAATTCTTTTTCAGCTTGAATGCGTTTTTCTTCATCAAGAATGCGCTTGCGCTCTGCATTCCATTCATTAATTAAAGCTGTGAATGGGCTGTTAGCCTTTTCAAGTCTAAGCTTAATTTCTTTAGCTTCCGCTTCGACCTGCGCTTTGTACTGCTTTGATAAATCAATACGCTTACGGTCTAGCTTTTTAAGTAAGTCAGTAACAAAGCTTGCTTGATCTTTTACAAACTTGCGTTCGTCTTTTTTAGACATATCAACGTAAAGACCCTGGTATTTTTCACCCTCAGCTTCAAGTTGTGCTAATTTTTCATCGGTGGTTAAATCCGAAAACAAAACCAAATTAAAATCACTCATTGCTGTTTACCTTATCTTAAGTTTTTTATTTGATCTGCAACTTGGTTAGATACCGCATAACCATTTGCTTTTAATTCACTGATAATCATATCAGCCGTTTTTGCGCCACTTTGAATGTCAACTAACATGTACTGCTTGTCATTTTCAAATGTGTTGTACCAATTGGTATTTTGTTGCTGACTTTGCTTAGCGCTTTTAGCTGGTTGCTTTTGTTCGCCACCCATAGAGTCAGCATCTTTAGTATCATCAATCAGGAATAATCCATTTAACGCATACTTACGAGCGTAGCTTGATGCAGTGCCAGTTATTTGGCTATCGTCCATACCTTTTTTTGTTAAAGACTCGCGAGCCATTGCCGTGTTAGATACTGAATTTTCACCATCGGTTATTTTTGCAGTTGCCACGATATATATGCGATCACCAACCATTTTAATATCATCACTAACCGTTACGACAAGCTCACCGAGAATAGGTTTTAAGCCCTCCATGATATCCTCACAGCTACGGTATTTATACTTACCAAATGCGTTAAACTGGTTTTTTGGAGCTTTTAGGTTGCGCTGTATCTCAGCAACCTTTTTAATAAACTCTTTCACGTTAACACCTCGCATCAAGTATTTGCTCAATTTCATAAACCAAAGCTTCATTGTTATTAGCTTTAGCCTTTTCAAGCTCGATTAATAATTGCTTTGTACTCATTGCTGATTACCTTATTTATTATCTGGCTTAAAGCCGTTTTTACGTGCTGCTGCAAATAACAACGCCTCAGCGTTATGCTTTTTAGTACCGTGTAGTGATGATAAGTATTCATGCACATGCGGCGGTAAATCTAAATTAATTCGCTTTGTGGTGGCAGGTTTTTCAGCCTTAACTAAATCTTTCATTTTACGCCCTTGTTTTATTTTGATGCGTCCATTATGGGCTATTGATTCTATATGTCAAACTATTTTTATGTATTTTTCAGCCTACTGTAAAAAGCTTGCTTTATTTAATTTGATGCTATACATTTAACGGACTTTAACAACGGAGAGTAAGAAAATGAAAAACGCGGATTTACCAGCGATGCCTTTTGAAGGTGGCAATAATAATGGCATTCAGCCATCAACAGGCTTAACTAAGCGTGAAATGTTTGCTATGCACGCAATGCAGGGCATCATTGCTTATAGCAGTCACGCGCTTGATAGGGGCAGGGCAGCGAGGTCTGCAACTGAATTTGCGGACGCATTACTTAAGGAGTTAGATAAATGAATCGCTTTGACGCAGAATACGAAGCAGCTCAAGAAGCTATAACAGAAGCCATTTTAATTAATGAGCAAAACTTAGCGGGTCACTTTAATCATTATTCAGAAGCTGAGCTAATCACGCTTTTATCTACCGGTAAAAAGTTTCTACGATTAAAAGAAGGTGTAGGCCATCGCTGCATTGAAATTGAAGATTTAAGTAGCGAAATCGCCCAGGACAACGAGTTTACACTTATATTAATACGCGAAACGCTAGAAGATAACGCAAGCATTGAAAGCGTGCGTGAAATACTTAACGCTGAAATCGAGCGCCGTATAGCTTACGCATTGCAGCAGGTTAAAGAAGATTGGAGCGACTTTTTAGATGGTAATTGATAGCGACATAAGTACTATTGACTGCTTTGAATGGCGTGACATATACCACGCCATCCAACAAGCTAAAGCGGTTAGAGTTAAAAACAAAATACCTGTTCAAACTATCGAGGGTGCAACGGGTTTATTAATCACAATTAGATTTACAGCGTGTAATGTTATGCACGTATCATGGGAGAGTAAAATTGTTTAAAGCTAAAACTATTGAAGAGGACTTGAAGTCGATACCTAAAGTAGATGGCAACAAATACCACCGTACAATTTACGGCTTATGCGGAACACCTGTTAAAGTTGACGTATACCGAGTGTCAGACGCTTTTCCAACTGGCAGCGTGCCAATTGACCACGCAGTAAAGAAAATGCTTTGTGCTGGCTTGCGCGGCCATAAAGATAAACTAACCGACATTGATAACGCTATAGAAAGTTTGCAAGCTGCACGTTTATTGTTAATCCAAAAGGGTGAAGTATGAAGGCAACCGACTTTGCAATAAAAAAGATTGAAAAGAATCAGCGCGATAATGTGGTAATTGAATTTTACGCTAAATCACCCTGGTGCTTTCTAACTAAAGATGAGCTTATTGAAATGGCAAAAATGGCCGGTGCAACTAAAGAGGATTTTGAATGATTAACTGGTACAAAAAGCAAATAGAAACTAACGAAGCTAAAATAAAAGCTCATGCTGACTTAGGTAATGAAGAAGAAGTCAAAAAGCTTGAGGCTGATAATCGAAACTATCAACGGGCAATAGGTAAAGCACCGGCTGGTGTAGATAAGTATTTAAGCTAGTTTCAACTGTTAGGAACTACCGAATAGTTAAGCCCTTTAATTAGGGCTTTTTTGTGCGTGAAATAAATTAATTATAACCTTTGTATATAAAAGTGTTTACAATGATATTTAATGTATGTATTATTAACCCATCGAAGCAAAACACTTAAATAACTGGAGATAGCAAGATGAGTTCAACAAACTTACAGGATAAAATAATTGAAGCTTACGGCGGGCTTAATGACGGTGTAAGCGTTCAATTTAAAGTTAATGACACTGACTTTGTTTTTACTGGTGGCGTTATTTATCAATCAATAGATGGCTGCTTTTCAGGTGGGCACAAGAAAGTTAAAACCCTGAAGTCTGTTATTAAATTCGTAGAAGCTAGAATTTAATTTTTAACTCGGCGACATTCGTGTCGTCAACATAGGATAAACCAATGAAATTACGTGATTATATTTTACAGAACTACGATGGCAATAACGCAGCGTTTGGGCGAGCTAATGATTTAAGCCGAACAGCTGTTTCAATGATGGTTAACAAAGGTACTTATTATATCGTTGATGGTCTTTTGATGATTGCGAGAAGAGAAGTTAAATAAAAAACCCGCAGCAACGGGTTAATTCAAAATAGGAGTTCGTATGAACAATCTAAGTATAGCAAATAACGAAGTTTTAACAATGAGCAGTAGAGATATTGCTATTTACACCAGTAAAAAACACAATCACGTCATAAGGGATATAAAGAAACTATATTCAGAACTTTACAATGATGATCCAAGTTTGGATGACTTGAAAAATATAGGCAAACGGCTTGTAGATGGTGTTTTTGTAGACGTTGACATTCGTGGTTATGTTCAGTATTTCACTTTAGATAGAAGGCATACCGACTGCCTTTTAACTGGGTACTCTGCAAAAGCTAGAATGAAAGTTATAGAGCGCTGGCATGATTTGGAAGAAAAAAACAAGCCAGAGCAACCTAAAATACCAACTAACTTTGCAGAAGCTTTACAGCTAGCAGCAGACCAAGCAAAGCAGCTAGAGCTTGCAGCGCCTAAAGTGGCTTTTGTTGATAATTTTGTCGAACGTGAATCACTTCAAAATGCTACACATGTAGCTCAAAGCCTAAAACTATCAAGCGCTAGGAAGTTAAATTCTATACTTGATGAAATCGGCGGTATTTATAGCGGTGCAGTTAAGCGTAGTCGAGTTTTTACAGTTAAATTCATTAATAACGGCTACGGTGACATTAAACAAACTGAGCAGGGCTACCCACAATCACTATTCACAACTAAAGGAATAGTTTATCTTAACGAGCTTTTGACTAGTGAGGGTTATATTTAATGGCTATATACAAATCAAGTGCCGCTGATAAGTACACGGTAGTTCCAAACGAGTCTGTAAGGGATTTATCTTTATCATTTGAAGCTACTGGTCTGCTTTGCTTTCTACTTAGCTTGCCTAGTGATTGGGCTATACATAAAAGCTGGCTGCAAAAGCAAAAGGTTAATTGTGGTAGAGATAAGTTAACGCGCCTTGTTGCCGAGCTTGAAGATGCTGGTTATATAAAAAGAGAAGTTGCACAGCTTGATAGTGGCAAATTAAATGGTTTCGATTGGTATGTTTATCCAACCGCATCACTGAAAAACCGTAATACGGTAAAACCGTGTGACGGTGAACCCGCAACTACAAAAGAAAGATCTTTAGAAAGTAAAGATATTACAAATTTAGATCATCCTACGGATAATCGCGCATTATCAATGGAAGAACAATTTAATAAATGGTGGAAGTATTACCCGAAGAAAGTAGCAAGAGCTAAAGCCCTTTCAATATGGAAAAGCAAAACTAAAGGGATGGACGTTGATACCATGAAAGCTTTTAGTGATCACATTATCAATGATGTTGAATTTAGACTTGCGGACCTGTCAACTGGAAGCAAAACTTTTATTGGTTTTGATATGCTTCACCCGACCACTTATTTAAATCAGGAGCGTTACAACGATGATGTTTGATAACTTAAACACACTATTTGCTCGCGCCATGCTTAACGGGGTTAGTCCTGAAATGCGTGAAGCGTTATCGGTAATCACCGATGAAATGATTGAGGACGCAAGACAGCGACATATTTTCAAGGCGATTAAAGACCTTGATAACTTTAACAGCACGGTATCGGGTCAGGCGGTCGAGCAGCTTGTTAGTGAATTTGTTGATTTTAGCTTTTTGATTGACGTTACTCGCAACACAGTACCAACAGACCAGCCTCTTAGATCTGCTTTACAGGTTGCTAGTTTACATAACGATAAAATAGCAACGCATCAACTAAAGCAAATTGTAAGCCTAATAAGCTCAGGCAAGCCGTTTGATAGAAATGAGGTTAGTAGTCAGCTTGGTAGCTTATCGCAGTCTGTAGCGCCTACAGCGGCCACTAAACCTAAGTCATTCGCTGAATACGTAAGTGGTTATGCTGATGTACTGGATTATAGGCAAGAAAACCCAGACGCAAGCGGTTTGGATATTGGCTTGGAAGTTAACATTGAAAAAACTGCGCTTGTTGTTTTGGGTGGTCAACCGGGTATGGGTAAAACAGCTCTTGCGCTTTACATAAACGATTAAATCGCAGCTAAGGGGCATAAAACATTAATGTTTAGTCTTGAGATGGGCGGCGATCAACTTTTCGAGCGTCAAGTAAGTGCGAAATCTAAAGTTAGCAGTAAGAAATTAAAAGCTGTTGGTACAGAAGGCCTGGATGGTGATGATTGGTCATTCATAACTAAAGCGCTAACTGAGCTAGCAGAAACTAATATTTATGTTGATGATGACCCTCAATTATCAGTGCCTGTATTAATCAAAAAGTGCCGTGACTTCAAAGAGAAACACCCAGATTTAGCTTTAATCACAATAGATTATTTAACGCTAATGAAATTACCAGATGCTAGCCGTAGGGATTTGGCTGTTGGTGAGGCTACGCGACTAATGAAGCTTTTAGCTAAAGAATTAAAAACTCCAGTATTACTTTTATCTCAGCTAAACCGTGAAGCCGACAAGGCCGCTCGCGAACCTAGAAACTCAGATTTACGCGACTCAGGAAGTATTGAGCAAGACGCTGATGTTATTATTTTTCCTTACCGCCCAGAGGTTCACGACCCTGAAACGGTTAACAAGGGGTTAGCCCGAATTATGAAAACCAAGGTTCGTGATGGTGAGGTTGGTGATGTATGCCTAAAATTTGAAATGGGGCACTTCTACCCTACTAATTTAGTTATGCAGGAAGTTGTAAAAGAAGAAAAGCCAATGAGGAGGAAGTTTTAATGGGTAAAATAAGAGAACACACAACAACAGAAGCTAAAATAGTTAAGCGCATGTTTGAACAAGGCTACACATACAAGGAAATAGGCGAGGAAATAAACCGAAGCGAAAGTGTCACCGGTCAGTTTGCTAGAAACTTAGGATTAAGGCGCAATCAAACTAGTAAGGCATGTGAGAAGTTTAGGCGTGGTTATGACAATCAAAATGAAGGGGTTAAATAATGAATTACGAATCAATGAGTGACTTTGAAATTAACAAGGCTGTAGCAACTGCGTGGCTTCCTTGTGATTATGATTTTAACGAGAAAGAAGGAACTGTTGACCTAGTTGGTTATGTTACATACCTAGGCGGTCACGGGATTCCTGATGAGAGGCTTGAAAAATACGGGGGGTTTAACCCATGCAATAACGCATCAGACGCATGGGCGATTATAGCCGAGAATGGAATTAGCGTTGTATTCATGGGTGGTTAGTGGGAGTGTCACGCATTAGTAAATAATGATGAAAAATTCAACACTAGGCACAAAAATCTGAGGCGAGCTGCAATGATTGTATTTTTGATGATGCAAAATGACTAGGCGTTACAGCTATTACACAACAGCGGAACTAAAAACAATTGAGCGAATGGCAAAGGAAGGTGTCAAACGCTCAGTTATCGCTGAGAAAATTAACAAGCCTTACCATTCAGTTTGCATGATGATTAGCACCAGGGGATGGTATCGCACCGAGTTTGATTTAACACCTACGCAGCTTGGCCGAATATTTATGAGTGTTAGCAATAAAGCTTTATCAATTGAGCTAAATAAAACACCAAAGCAGATAAGCCGGAAGCGGTATCAATTGAGGTTGAAATTAAAATCTTAACTGGTCGGAGCAGTGAATCACGATTTATAGGTTATATTAAACACACTTAATTAATGGAGAGAAAAAAAATGACTTATCAACAATACAGAAACGCAAGAATTAAAGGTGTATCGGTTTTATTTGGGGCTATTGCGGTTATGACTGCGGCCGCGTGTGTTTTAGTGGAGGTTTTGTGAAAGACCCTAAAACACGTAACAGTCACGCATCATGTGTGAATCGTATTCTTAATGAAAAACAGTTGATGTTAAAAATAAAACTAGAGCGCGAAGGAAAATTAACCTGGCGCGAAATAGACGAAGCAATTAACAAGGTTGGTAAAGATGGCCAAACCTAAAAAATGCAAAGTGTGCGAAAAGGAGTTTGCTCCTACTTACAATTCAACTCAAAAAGTATGTAGCCCGTCATGTGCAATTAAGCTTGTTGATATGGATAAGCAGGCCAAAGCTAAAAAAGCCCGTAGCGGCGAAATAAAGCGAGTTAAGCAGAAGTTAAAGCAGTTAAGCATGAATGACCGACCAAAAGCACTGAGAGCGGCTCAGGCTGCTTTTAATGCTTTTATACGTGAAAGGGATAAAGACTTGCCGTGTATAAGCTGTCAACGCCATCATAAAGGGCAATATCACGCAGGGCATTACCTTAGTCGAGGCGCTCACCCTGAACTGGCTTTTAACGAACTCAACAACAATAAGCAATGCTCTACATGCAATAACCACTTGAGCGGAAACTTATTAAATTACCGAGTTAATCTTATTAAAAAGATTGGCCTTGATAAGGTTGAATGGTTAGAGGGGCCGCACGATAATATCAAAATGTCAGCGCTTGAATTATGGGATTTGCAAAAGCGATATAAACAAAAGCTAAAGGACTTAATTAATGAGTCTAGTTAAATCAATTAAATTCATAGGCACTAACACGCAAGTAGTAATCCAGCTTATGCAAGAGCTATTCAAGCATGGTGGGCAGCTTAAAGTAACTATTGAGCCATGGAGCGAAAAGCGCACCATTAGCGCCAATGCTCAAATACATGTTTGGTATGCTCAGATTGCAAAGCAAGACGGCGAGAATGTTTTAACCGTTGAGAATCAGTGCAAGCGCTTATTTGGATTACCCATTCTGCTTGAAAGCGTTGAGTATGGTAAAAAAGTTGGCTGGACGTTAAGTAAGCTTGATTTTTTTAATTGGCCCTACGAGCAGCAGTGTGGATATATGGAGTTATTGCCAGTTACTAGACTATTCACAACTAAGCAGCATAACGAGTACCGCGATGCGATGTTAAACCATTTTAATAAAGAAAATTACGGCTTGGATTATAAAGATTAACTGGTCGGAGCAGTTAAAACGAGTTTTTGATATATAGTTATCACACTTAAATAATTGGAGAGTTAAAAGTGAATAACAGATTACCAGCCCTACAAAGACGAGCTAGGGCTTATTTAAAAAACCTTGTAGTTGCTTATGACTACAAAACACAAGCAAGCGCAGATTTAATAAACGTTAAGCTTGGCGTATTTGCACCGGTTAATATGAATTTATTCAACTTAGCCACTAGCTATAAATACCGTTGGAATATAATCCTTATAGCCGTCGGATTGAATGGCAAGGCTAAGCAGGCTTATTCAACAATTGAACTTGAAACTAGCGAATATTACAAGCAAAGCGAAATGACACAGTATATCAACGATAAAATGGAGAAATTCAAAAAGCAAAAGCATGATGGTGTCCAAACGTTAACAAATACTGCCTGGATTGCATCGCCGCAGCGTTTAGATATTACTGACACGCAGATAGATAGAATATTGCGATTGAGGGGTGCGTGGTAATGTTAAGTAAGCAGCAAAAGCAATTAATTATCGACAACCCAAACTTAAACGCTTGTGTTCTGGCTAAGTTTATCGACGCTAAAAGCCAAACAGTTACATCATTTAGATTTAGAAATAAAATTAAATCAAAGTGGTATCACAAGGGCAATAAAATACCATTTTTAAGTGTTAGAACAAATGACCGATATGCGCTAGATGTTTATTTTAGGAGTGGAACACTGGCAACGAGCGGGAGTTTTTCAAAGGCAATTAAAATTGTCGATCATTTAATTTGGTGCATTGAGCTTGATATGTTCGATAAACCAAGAATAGAAAATCCATATTTACAAAACTTAAAATTCGGAGGATAGCAATGACACCAACACATAAAACAACGGGTAGCGCGGGAGCTGATTTAGTTTGCGCTAAAACAATTACATTACAGCCGAATGAAACGGCTTTAGTTAGTACGGGTGCTTACGTACCAAGCGGATTACCTAAAGGTGTAGCCTTGTTGCTTATGGCTCGTTCAAGTATCGCATTTAAAAAGCGCTTGATGCTATCTAATGGCGTAGGGCTTATAGATAGCGATTACACTGACGAGATAAAGTGCATGTATACAAATCTAAATAGCGAGCCTGTAACGCTTGAGCGAGGCGAAAGAGTAGCTCAGTTAATGCCTGTGCAGTTTACTTATGGTGTTTTCCCTATTGAAGATAACGAGCGCAAAGGCGGATTTGGTAGCACTGGCAATTAATCGGTGCTAATATAGCTAGGTCAAAGATTAAATATAACTGCATGTACGGAAGTATGTATCAGTTGAATTAAATACACTCTCCAAGTGTTTTAGCCTCAGTTAACGCTGGGGCTTTTTTAATTATGCTATCTTTACTAGTTTGATGTATTATTGGAGTACCGATAAATGTTAGAAGGTATACTCACATGGCTTCAACTACTAGCCCCAAGCGACCTGTTAAACCTAAGACTAGTACAAAACCAAAGTAACTTAGTTTTTGTTATGTACTTGGTGACATTTAAAAGGTCATGGCATTTTGCTATGGCCTTTATTTTTTGCGAGTTACTAGCCATGTTTGATTTGTTTGGTTTATTTTCACAACTTGATCACAAATGGTACGGAGTTATATTTTACATTGCTATTTGTCTCACATGGTCAATGGTTATTGTCTCACAAATTAAACGCACAAATAACAACGGGTTAGCTTTCACTTGTAGTATAATGATACTATTCTTAATGTTTATGGCTTGGGGTAGTTGGGCGAATGCGGATATTGAGACTTATGCTTACAAAAATTATGCAAACATCATTGTATGTATTCATGCTTGCATCATTGCTTCGCTTTATAAGCCTAGAGCCTACATTGACGATATGGTATGTAAGCTTCGCAATTATGGCATCAGCTTACTCCATGCTTACATTGTGCGCCTTGTTTGCTATAATTTCAGATAACATAAAATCAATCAGGTCTCGTAATGAGTGATCAAACAAATCAAGTTGTAACTGAGTTTCATTTAAGGACAATAGAGCAGTACATGGCTGAGCTTGCTAAATCACAGGCAGGGCAGGCAAGTGCCTTAACGGAATTAACATCAGCTGTAAATAGATTGGTTACTCGTGATGAAGTCAGAGCCGAGGCTGACAAAGGGATAGAGGGTGACCTAGCAGACCTCAAAAAATATAAAGATTACTCAGAAGATATAGTAAAGCGGGCGGAAAAAGATCAAAAGTTCAAAGATGGCCTAATGCAAAAAGTTGTCTATACGTTAATGGCCTCGATTGTTGTTGGCGTTCTCAGTTATGGCGGAATACTTATTTATGACAATGCAGGAAGTAAAAATAAAACCCATCAAGTAAACAAATAACTCAACTGGTCGGATATGTTAAACGCTTAGAGGTTGCTATAATGCAATCTCTTTTTATTTGGAGAGTAAAGCAATGAGTATTAAAGATAACCTAGAAAAAGCAGCCAACAAAAAGCAAATGCACGAAGCTATAGCTGATATGTTTGAGCGCAATACGCCAGTAGCTAAAAAGTCTTTTGATATAAGCGAGCATAATTTTAGTTGCAGCAACTTTAAAGCGTGTAAGCCGTCTTGGGTAGGTGATGATTTGCAGGTTGAGATTGTGGATAGTGACTTCACGCATTACGATGCGGTAATAAACAAGCAAGACGCCATAGCAATAGCTAAAGCGCTAGGTGTAACAGGGGAAGATTTATTGTGATTAATTTCTTTAAATCTGTATTGAAGAGAATTAAATGCAAGCACGTTAGTGAAACTGTTGAATATAGTGGATTGTGTATAGTTAGGTTTCGCTGCGATAAATGCGGTAGGGATAGGATTGAGAGAAGGTTTAATCCAAGACTCTAATAATTAGCCTCATTTAATGGGGCTTTTTTACATCTGCAATAAAGTGCTATAATCAAGCTATATGCTCTATCAGGAGATAGGGCGCTTATTTATCAGGAGATAATGAGTGAATGGCAAAGTTAACACCAAAACAAGATGCCTTTGTTAAGGCTTATTTACTGAATGGCGGTAATGCTACGCAGGCGGCTATATCAGCGGGTTATAGTAAAAAGACAGCTAATGAGCAAGGCGCTCAAAACTTAGCAAAACTTAGTATCAAAGAAGCGATACAAGAGCATCAAAAAGAGGCTCAAAAAAACTTTATTTGGTCTAAAGAAAAGAAGCTTGAGCTATTGCAAAGAATAGTTAATGTAGCTGCTACAGAAGATGGCGAAAAAGGCATGATTAACATGCAAAGCGCTATAGCTGCTATTAAAGAGCATAACTTGATGCAAGGTGATAATGCGCCTGTTGAGTCAAATACAAATATCAAAGTAGATAAGCCGTTAGCTGAAATGATTACAGGCGGCTCTAAGCGGTGACTAATCACGAACAGGCTAAATGGTATCTATCAAGGTTAGATAAGCTCACGTACGAGCAGTTAGCCGATGCTATGACCTATAAATGGTTTAGGCTTAATGTTCTTTATCATATTAAAAACAAGCAGGGCAAAAAGGTTTTATTTACGCCTAACGAAGAGCAAGAAGAAAGGTTCCTTAATCACCATGGTAGGGATTTAATACTTAAGGCTAGGCAGTTAGGTTTTACCACCTTTGAGATGATCGACTCACTTGACGACTGTTTATTCATACCGGATTTTAATGCTGGCTGTATTTGTCATAACTTAGATTCAGCTAAAGATATATTCAGGAATAAGATTAAGTTTGCTTACAATGCGATAACCGATGATCAAAAAGCTATCCTTGCTGATATTGGCTATAAGCTACCAAGGCCAACAAGCGACAAAGGTAACGCTTACGTATTTGATAATGGGTCAGCAATTAAAGTATCAACCTCATATCGTGGCGATACATTGCAGCGTTTACATGTTTCTGAGTTTGGTAAGATATGTAAAAAGTACCCTGAGAAAGCAAAAGAGATTGTAACTGGTGCTTTTGAGGCTGTGCCCGCTGATGGTGGTATAATTACACTTGAGTCAACAGCGGAAGGTAAGGAAGGTTATTTTTACAAGTACAGTGAATTGGCCCGTAAAGCTAAAGAGCTAAACAAGAAATTATCGGTGCTTGATTTTAACTTTCATTTTTACAGTTGGTGGAAGCGTGACGAGTACGCGATTGATGGTCATATAGCTGAGCAGTTGACCGGTTATTTTTACGAGCTTGAGAATAAGCACGGCATTGCATTAACTGATAATCAAAAGGCTTGGTACTCTGCAAAGTGGAAAGACCTTGGTGACGACATTAAGCGTGAATACCCGTCAACACCTAAAGAGGCGTTTGAACAATCCATTGAGGGCGCTTACTACGCTACACAATTTGCTAATATCTATAAAGACCAAAGAATAACCGACTTAACAGGCTATGCTGAGTCGCAAAAGGTAAATGTGGTTTGTGATATTGGTATTGGTGATAGTACGGCCTTGTGGTTTTGGTGCGCCCAGGGTGAAGAGATTCAGATATTACATTACCATGAAAACAGCGGTGAAGGTTTAGGGTACTATCTCAAGTACATTGAGGATAAAGCAACCGCAATGAATTGGTCTATGGGTAAATATTACGGGCCACACGATATGAATAACCGTGAATTTGCATCAAAGGGTAAGACGCGCAAAGAACTAGCCAAAGAGGGTGTTGAGTATGGCAATAAAACCTATTCGGCAACCTTTGAAATAGTGCCTAAACTTGGTGTTGATGATGGCATTCAATTAGCGCGTGAATTATTACCTAGATGCGTATTTGACGAACAGCAATGTGAGCAGGGTATAATAGCGCTTGAGAGCTACCGTAAAGAATGGAATGATAAGTTAGGCTGTTGGCGTGATTCACCTTTGCACGATTGGGCATCGCATGGCGCTGATGCGTTTAGATACTTGGCAGTTGTCGAAAGCAAGCGTAATACCTTGTGGTCTGGCGGCTTTAAAATGAGATAAATTATGATTACTACTAATGTAGGTGTGTTAAACCACCCAGAGTACAACAAGGCGTTTAAAAAGTGGCAAGTGGTGCGCGACTGTGTAAATGATGAGGTTAAGCAAAAGGCGTGTAAAAATGCCGCTATAACTTGTGATTCAATCGCTCGCAGTCAGCACGGTTATATTATTCGTGACCCCAATATTAGTGACGAGGCTTACCACATGTTTGCTGGTCGTGCTGTGTTTAAGAATTACACAGGTAATACGCTAGCAATCTTAACCGGCGCTGCAACCATGCGACCTTATACGCTAAGCGGTGAAACTGTAGACGATGAGCCGAGCGAGTTACCTGAGTCAATTGCATATATTGAAAGCTCATTTACCCGGTCTGGATTAAGCTACCAGGACAGCATGAAAGCAAGATTACGCGAATTAGCTAGCGTTGGTCGTGCTGGTGTTTGGGTAGACTTCCCATCAAGCGCAAAAGGCATGTCTACAGGTGATATTAAAAAGCTCGGGCTAACGTCAACAGCTCAATCTTTTAAAGCTGAACAAATAACCGATTGGTCAGAAAAGATTATTAACGGACGTAAACAGCTTAATTATGTAAAGCTTAATGAGTGTTACGATCAAGTTGTGCAGGATGGCTCAGACTTTACGCGCGAAACTTACGAGGTTTGTTACGAGCTGTTTCTCGATGAAGAGGGTTATTACTCAGTTAAGCGCGATGATGGAACTACAGAAGAAATCTATTCACCTACGCTTGGTAATGGTCAGCGTCTAACATGGATTCCATTTCAGTTTTACGGCTCAGTAGATAACACGCCATCAATTGACTCAACGCCGCTGTTTAAAATATCTGAGATCAATATCGCGCTATTTAATTTAGATGCAACATTTAGGCAATCAATGTGGTTATTCGGCGCACCTACTGCGACCTTTAGTTTAAATCAAGACGTATCAGCCGATGAGTTTATGAAGCTTAACGGGCTTAAAAATGGTGAGTCACCAGCATTTGGCGGCACTGCTTACGTTGGGTGTGAAATCAATCTAGCTCAAATCAATGTTGATTCAATGCTAATTACAGCAATGGACAAGGACGTTGAAACAATGGCTCAGATTGGCGCGCAGATAATCACAGTGGGCCAAAACGAAACAGCAGAGGCGGCACGCATACGTAAAAGCGCTGGATTGGCTAGCCTTTATGATGTGGTTGAAAACCTAGAAGAAGGCGATACAAACGTTATTAAATGGATGATGATGTTTAATAACCAAAGCGGCCAGTCTGATGAGTTTATCTTGCAGCTTAATCGTAAATTCTTAGATGATGGAATTAGCCCTCAAATGCTACAGCAATTAATCAGCATGAATATGATGGGTAAATATCCTGACGAGTATTTATTTAAGGTTATGAAGGATAATAACTTGGCATTAGATGGTGATAACTCTATCGACTACAAGGAAAGGCTAGGTGATGATATACCCAATACTGGAATAAACCCTGACGAAGAGTAATAATGAAGCCCCTTAATCGGGGCTTTTTTGTGGGTATGCATAAGCTATATCTCTCATAAATACCATTTTGCTATCATCATAAGCGCATGTAAATATGTGCTCATCGGTAAATATGCGCATGTGCATGTAGATTATTTCATACTCAGCCGCAACGCCTACGCTATCTAAATACGCCATTGCTTCACCTGCTACGCTTTCAAGACTCATAACTCAACCCCTCAATCTCACCGTTAATTATATCGCAAGCTAATATGTAATTATCAACCGCGTTGTTATTGCATAGTTTAGTTTGCAGCTCCTCAATTAGAAGGTCTTGCTTTGATTTTGGTTTGCTAAGGTGTTTTACTCTGATTGTCATACAGTCATTATCAGGTCGAAGTACCCAGCATTGATCGTTATTGATAGCCTTAACTACCCCAATTAATTCGCGCCCACCCCACGCAACCTCATCGCCAACTTGCGGCCACTCTTCCGATTTAGGTGGTAATGGGATTGTTATTTGCTTTAATTCACATTTAGAAAACACAGAACTAGGAAGGTTTAAGCACATCACGCCGCCTGCAATTCTAAAATAAGGAGTGAATACTTCACCCCGCTCAATAATTTTAAACCCATGCAATTCAGCCAACTCAATAATAAACTCTGCATGCTCTTTTGATTCAACTACGCCCCATGTGTTTGAAAGGTATTCATGGGTGTTATTTTCACACTTACTCTCATCTAACGTTAATTTAAAGCCGTGTGAGAATTGATTACTCTCATCACCGATTAAAGTGGCTGTGTCTTTTGCATAAAAAAGAAGATTGTTCATTGTGGTGCTTATGTATGGGTATGTTTTCATTTTTACTCTCCTAGTTAATTTTCTTTAATATACCACTGAATTATGATTTAACTGCTCCGACCAGCTGATTAACACCAATCAATTAACTTGCTATACTAGCCCTATTAACAGATAGGGCTATTTTATTATGCAGTCTCCAACACTCTTTGCCGCTTTAACCAATAGGTCAATCCTAGATCAGCGCTTTGCTACATCATTAAACGATGAAACGTTAGCGATATTAAATGACCTTGCAAAATACTTACGCACTCGAATTAATAGTGAGGGCACGCGCATTGCCACACAAAAGCGCCTGGAAAGGCTGCTGGCAGACGTTGAGAAGCGAACCGAGCAAGTATATTCAGATATTCAAGAGCTTTACTTTGAGCAATTCAGAGAGCTTTCAATCGATGAGGCTGACCTTATCGCAGCTTCAATGCAATCTGTTGTTGTTGGTGATGTGGTTGTTGAATCGGTATCAAATCAAAGACTATGGAATGCGATAACTAAAAACCCCCTGAGCCTTGGTAATGATAACGGCTATGTTAACTTTAAAAAGATGATTGAAGATTTAGGTGATAACGCGGCCAAAGTTGCAAGCATGATAAGCGGCGGTTATGCAGAGGGTTTAACTAGCCAGGAGATTGTTCAGGGCTTAATAGGCACTCGCGCAAATGGTTATTCAGACGGTATTATTGATAAATCTCGCCGCGATGCTAACGCCATTGTGCGCACGGCTTTAAATCATGTGACTACAGAAGCCCGTAACGAAGTCTACAAGCAAAACTCTGATATTGTGTACGGTTATCGCATTGTTGCCACTATCGACACTAGAACGACCCCTATATGCGCTGATTATGACCAAAAAGTGGTTAGGAATAGCGATAAGTTTAAACCCTTACCGCCTTTTCATTATAATTGCCTACTTCCTGACACTAATGTAATTACCTGTGATGGGGTCTCTAGCGTTTTTAAAAGGGCATACAAAGGCATCGCTGTCGATATACTGACTAAGTCCGGATTTTCCCTCTCTGTTACCCCAAATCACCCTATACTTACTAGCAGAGGCTGGGTTGCTGCTGAGGATGTTAATAGATCTGATAAGCTCGCCACCATCGCCGATGGTCATGTTGTCGTAGATAATCAGAAAGACAGTGCTGTAGCCAGCATCTCCGATATATTTAGTGCGCTTGAGGTATCTTGCGATTCTAGCTCTATCACTAATAGACCAACCACCACCGAAGACTTCCACGGTGACTTTTCCAATGCCGATGTCAGCGTTATAAAAGTCAATAGCCTTATTTGGGGTGCAGCTAAATCCATTCTTGATAAGAAAGTCAATGACAAGCCGCTCTTTATCCGATCCAACTCTACCTTCGATAGTTTTAGCTCTTTTGACTCTCTCTTCTCTGCTAGCTTTTCTGCCTTTAGCGGCAGCGTTAGCTTTCCTAGTGAGCATAGATTTGGTTTCTGCGGTAGCTGCATCCATCCTAGCTTGTTGTTGTTCAGATCTATTTCTGACGCTGCCAAACTCACGCTCTATAAGCTTTTTAATTGGAGTGCTACTGTAATTAATACCGATATGACTGGCTATACCACCAACGCCGACACCAGCCTTGTAGGCTTTAATAATAGCCTCCCTTTCAAGTTCGGAGAATGTAACGATAGACCTATCAGAGACGA